TTTGGGGCTGGGGCCCCATGACTTCGCCCCATGACTTCGCCCCATGACTTCGCCCCATGACTTCGCCCCATGACTTCGCCCCATGACTTTCACCCTGGCGGAACAACGGAAGGAAGCCGGTCGCGGGGCGAGGGATTTCCTGCCTGTTGAGCGTATTGCTTGGAACTGGGAGAAGCCATGCCAACAAGCCGGGTCCGGGAATACGGGTGTGACGCCTGAACAACTCGGCTGGCTACTGACGCGATGGCGGGTCGATCCCGTCATGTTCGCGGTGGAAGCCTTGCGGGTGACGCTGGCGCCCTACCAGGCGGAAATCCTGCTGGATTTGGCGGATGCCCCGGCGCCGCTCTATGCGTTTTACGGTAGTGATCCATCGCGGCCTAAGCGGCAAGTGCTGGTGCCTTCCGGGCATGGCCTGGGCAAGACGCGAGCGCTGGCTGTGGCTATCTGGTGGCATTTGCTGACGCATCGGTTCTCGATGACGTTGTGTACTGCCCCGTCAAGTGACCAGTTGACGGGGCGGCTCTGGGGCGAACTGCGGAAGTTGTACCGGAGGCTCAAGGCGCGGTGGCCGGTGTTGGCGGATGAGTGGGACATCCTGGGAACGAGCGTGAGCCACAAGAACCCCGATTTCGGGGATTGGTCGGTAGTGGCGCGCACGGCGCGGCCGGAGAAACCGGAGGCGCTTCAGGGCGCCCACGCGCTGGATGTTGACGATGAGTTTGGGGTGATGGCGGCGCTGTTTGGCGAGCAAGCCAAGCGGGCGGCGTCCGGCGGCATCATGGTGGTGATTGAGGAAGCCTCTGGCGTCGATGACACGATTCGGCAGACGCTTGAGGGCGCGCTGTCCGAGGAAGGGGCGCGGCTGATTGCCCCGGGGAACCCGACGCGGCCGGATGGCTGGTTTGCCAACGACTGCGAACGGAAGGATCGCTATGCGGTGCATCCCCTGGATTGCCGTATCAGCAATCGCAATGAGGTCGCCTACCTGCCCTATCGAGACTTTGGCGGGAATGTTCACCAGTTGCCGATTCGCGGGTTTGTGCGGCCGGCGTACTGGGAGGAAATCTTGCGGGAGTGTGATGGGGACGAGGACGCGGATTTGTTTCGTGTCCGGGTACGTGGGCTTAGGCCACGGTCCGGGTTTACCAAGTGCATTAAAACGCATTGGATCGATTCGGCGATGTCGCGGCAACCTGACCCGGACAGTAAGGCGGAACCGGCCATCATTGCGCTGGATTTCGGGCTGACTTCCGACAAGCACGCCATGGCGGTGCGGCGCGGCTATAGCATCCTCGATGGGGATGAATGGCTGCCCAAGGATGCGCCCGATCAGATTACGCTCGACGCGGCTGACCGTGCGATTGAAGCGGTCAAGCTGTACCGGGCGAAGTACATTATTGGCGACTCCAACGGTATTGGGCGGGGGGCGATGGAGTACCTGTCTCGGTATTACCAGCAGGCCGACCAGAAGGCGCGGAACGTGACGGTGATTCACTTCAACTCCGGGGCCGGCGCGGTCGATGGCACCCGCTATCACACGCGGCGCGATGAGATGTGGATGAGCAAGGGGCGGGCGTTTTTCGCCAACCAGCGGTGCTATTTGCCCGATTTGCCGGGATTGCGCACCCAACTCAAGACGCCGGGCTATCACGAAGACACGCGACGCAAGATTCGCGTGGAATCGAAGGGCGACATCCTGAAACGCACGGGTGAGCCCTCGGGCAACTTGGCCGATGCCATTCTGATGAGCCTGATGGTCGTGACGTATCAGGCGCCGGAAGCCAAGCCGAATACTGATCCGGTGATACCGGAACTGTTCAAGCGGGCGTTCGCCCGGTTTCAATCCCGCCAGGGGGCGGGTGGGACGATTCGATGAACCAATACCAAGAGGAACCCATGCAAACCGAAGAAAAACGAACAATGGCGATGATGCCGAATGGGACGCTGGCCCAGGATGTATACCGTGCCTACGATCTCGGCTATGAGCAAGCATTTCGCGATAGTGAGAATAGACCTGCACCCACAAATGCAGTGGAATTCCTAGAGAGAGCATTACAGGCGTTGACTGGTAACGCGAAGCTGCGTGATGCTCAGGGCGGTGAGCGGTCGGCGCCGCGGGCGCGGGATATTCTCGAAGCCTGGACCGGGCGGCAATGGTGTGAAACGGATATCTGGCGGGTGCTGTTCGCGGTCAAAATGGCGCGGGAAACGCAGGGGTTGTTTCATGTCGACGATTTGGTTGATCTGGCCGGTTACGCAGCGCTTCTCGGTGAAGCGCGTAGGGCGCTGGAACTTGAGCCGGTGAGCGAATTGGACGACTGACATGATCAAAATCGGCGACTGCCGCGCATCCATGCGCGAACTCATCACCCAAGGCCAGCGCGTGCAAATGTGCGTCACCAGTCCACCCTACTATGGCCTTAGAGATTATGGCCACCCAGAGCAACTCGGACTTGAAGCAACGCCGGAGGAGTACATCACCAACATGGTCGAAGTCTTCCGCCTGGTGCGCGAACTGCTGGCTGAGGACGGCACGCTCTGGCTGAATATTGGGGATAGTTACGCAAGTCAAGGCGGCAAGGAACCGCCCCAATCAAAGTGGGACCGTGAAGGCATACATGACGGGATGAATGGCGGCAAAACCCGGAAACCGCCCAACGGCATCAAACCAAAAGACATCATCGGCATCCCCTGGCTACTTGCCTTCGCTTTGCGCGCCGATGGCTGGTATCTGCGTCAGGACATCATCTGGCACAAACCCAACCCCATGCCCGAAAGCGTCACCGATAGATGCACCAAAGCCCATGAGTACCTGTTCCTGCTATCGAAATCCGAGCGGTATTACTACGACATTGAAGCCGTGAAAGAGCCTGCAGACCCCGCCAATCATCGTGATAGTCGAGGCATACGGCGCACGGCTCCAGGCAGCCAGGACCATACGGGATTCAAAGATGGCAGGCATTACGAAACCCGCAACCGGCGCTCCGTCTGGACCATCCCCACCCAATCCTACGCCGGCGCCCACTTCGCCACCTTCCCGCCCGCCCTGGTCGAGCCCTGCATCCTCGCCGGCTCCCGTCCGGGCGATACCGTGCTCGATCCATTTTTCGGCTCCGGCACCGTAGGACAAGTCGCGCAAAACCTGGGCCGCGAGTGGATCGGTTGCGAACTGAACGCCGAATACCTCCCCCTCCAGCGGCAACGTACCGCGCAAGCCGCCCTCTCATTCTGAAAACTGAACACTGAAAACTAACAACCATGAACCCCTTCCCCAACGAAGCTGCCATTCGCCCGTACCGCGGGCGGTGTTATCAAGCTGCCGAGAAATCCAATCGCCCCGGGATCTGGCGGATCGAGGGGGTGGAAGCCTGCCAGGAGCACGGGAGCGCTGTTACCGGCGTCATCATGCGGCAGGGGGAAACCCGGCATGTGATGCCATTGCGCGCCTTCAAGTTTTGGATCAAGGCGGCGAAACCGATCAAACCGGAGAATCTGAATGCTGGACAGTAAAGCCCTCAACAACTGGAAGAAAGCGATCCAGAAGGCTCGGGAACGGCGGGATGCGCATCTGTCGCGGTGGCGCGAGTATGCGCAAATGCACGCGAAAGATTACGTCGCCTTGCCCGGGGCGAATGATGACGAGATGGTGACGTTGCCATCCGGGGACCAGGTGCGGCTGGGTCTGATTCATGCCAATGTCGAGCAGACCTTGGGCGTTTTGGAACTGCCGGAGATTGGCATTAAGGCGTCGGTGATGGATGCGGCGCGGAATCTCGACACATTGGATACGCACCGGGAGGCGGTGGTCGAGCAGGCATTGATGGATTCGGCGCGGCGGTCGGGGTTGCTGGGTGGGACGGAGGAGCTTGATTGCATCAAGCGGGACGCCATCATTCTCGGGCATGGGATCTGTTACACGGGCTTCCGGCTGGAGCAAACGGAAGTTGAGGTTGACCAGGCGTGGGTGTTCAACCAGTTGGGCGATGAGCTGGTTCCTGAGTTGGACGAGGAGACCGGGGAGCCCACGGCAGAATCCGTCATGGAGAGCATGGAAACCTGGCGCGCGGTGCAGGATGAGCATGTTCCAGCGCTGGAGTTCCTGTTTGACCACAACGCCAGGCGCATCGAGCGGGCGCGCTGGCATGGGCGCGAACAGGTGGTGACACTGGCCGAGTTGAAGAGCAATCCACGCTATCGGCTGCCGGAGGGCCTGGAGGGCAACAGCCATACCCTGACCAGTCTCTACATGGATCAGCGGGATTGGGAAACCGTGGATGACTCGGTGAAGCTCATCACGATTTGGGACCGGACGACCAAGCGGTTGTTGTCGCTGCTTGAGTCGGTGCGGGCGGAAGTGAACGACGATACGCGGGCGCTGGAGAGTCATTGGGACTTGCTGCCGATTGCGGATGAGCCATGGCCGGTACTGTTCAGTCACCCCGACGCCAGTCCGTTCAATGCTTTCGTTCCCATACCGGCGAACGATCACCCGTTTGGGGTCTCGCAGATCGAGCATATCCGCAATCCAGCCCTTGAGGCCGACAAGATCAGGACGCGGCAGGCTAACCGGGTCCGCGTGAACAAGGATATCTGGGTAGCGCCACGCGGGGCGCTGGATCTTGAGCAAGTCAGGCGGGCGCAGAACTCGCCGGATTTGAGCATTGTCGAGATGGATATGCCGGACGGCTTCAAGTTGAGCGATTTGCAACTACTGACATCGCCCAACATTCCGGTGGACCTCTACAAGCAAGAGAGTCTAGCCC